GGGGCTCTTAAGCTGTCTGGAGCAAACTTTAATACTGCTTCCTTCCCTGCAAATAGCTTTATTACCCAAACAGTAGGGACTGGCATTACTGCCGTTGGTAGAGTTGTTTCTTATAATAACACAACTGGTATTCTTAAATATTGGCAGGACAGAACCACAGCCGGATTTACTACTTCGGGAGCCTTAAATCCTTCCCCCGTTTATGGATTTAATAAGAATACATTCACTGCATCTCCTGCCTCAGGGGGCACTCTTACAATTCAAGGGACTGTATCTTCTTTAGGTATTGATACTACTTTTACGGGTATTACTACGACAATAAATAACAGAACTTACTATCTTGGACAACAATTTAATAATGGCGTTTCAAATCCAGAAGTAAAAAAATATTCTGGCAGCCTTATTCATGTTGACAACCGACCTGCAATTCAAAGGTCAGAAAACCAAAAAGAAGACATCAAAGTAGTACTACAGTTCTAATAATTATGCCCCAAGAAACTAATCTCAATACTACTCCTTATAATGACGATTTTGATTCAAATACGGGGTATTATAAAGTACTGTTTAATCCAAGTCGTCCAGTACAGGCAAGAGAACTTACTACTTTACAATCTATTTTACAAAATCAGGTAGAGCAATTTGGCCGGCATATCTTTAAAGAAGGTAGTGTTGTCATTCCTGGAAACATTAGATACGAAAGTCCAATTTCTTGTATTGAGATTGAGCCTGAATTCAACGGCATTCCAGTTTCTTTATACTTTAATGAGCTATTAGGTAAAAAAGTAAGGGGACAAACCAGCGGAGTATCAGCAGAGATTTTTTACATTCTTTCTGCAGGCGAATCAGTTAGAAATAACTATACCCTTTACGTTAAATATCTTGAGAGTGGAACAGATTTCCTATCTTCTCAATTTATTGATGGTGAAACTCTACTGCTAGAGAACACTCTATCTTATTCAAATACCACGATCCAAATTGGACAAGGTGCTTGCAATACAATTTCGGCTAACTCTAATTCATATGGGTCATTAGCCTCAGTATCTGAGGGTGTGTATTTTGTCAGAGGTTATTTTGCCAAAGTTTATCCTCAGACTATTGTACTTGATCAGTATTCAACTAATCCTTCATATAAGATTGGTTTTAATATAATTGAGAGTATTGTTACTGCAGATCAAGATACTAGTCTGTATGATAATGCCCAAGGTTTTTCTAATTTTGCAGCTCCTGGAGCAGATAGATTTAAGATTGAATTAGAATTAGACAAAAAAGACTTAACTGATTCGGAAACCGATAATTTTGTTGAAATTCTAAGAGTAGAAAACGGCGAACCCAAGTTCTTTGACAAAAATCCACAGTATAATTTAATCCGTGACGAATTAGCTAGAAGGACTTTTGATGAGTCTGGAAATTATTTTGTAATTCCCTTTACTCTATTTGTAAGAGATAGTCTAAACGATAAGATTTTAAATACCGGAATCTATGAGGAAGGACAACTTACCGTTCAAGGGAATGTCCCTTCTGAAGATAAAATGGTCTACCAGATTGGGCCTGGTAAAGCCTATGTTGGTGGGTATGATGTAGAGACCATTTCCTCAAGATTTTTAGATGTTCCTAAACCAAGAGATACAAAAACAGTAGAAAATCAGGTTATTTCTTATAATGCCGGAACTGCCCTAGTAGTAAATAATTCTTTTGGTGCTCCTCTTATCGGTCTGGGCACCGATAACTATGTGAGCCTAATGGACTCAAGATTGGGTTCTAATCGGGTAGTTGCTGCTGGCACTACCATTGGTGTTGCCAGAATCTATGATTATGTGCCAGAAAGCAATTATGAGGATCAAACCAGCCGTTTAATCATAAGATTATTTGATGTTCAGACTTATAATGAGCTTACTTTAAACTCACCTGTTACTCTTACCGTACCTGCCTATATTGAAGGAAAAAGAAGTGCTGCAAGTGGGTACTTAGTTGATAATGTAACGGCAGGAACGACTCTAAAGCTAATTCAAGTTGCTGGTACCTTCCTAGAAAATGAGCAAATCGTAGTTAATGGTTCTGATAATGGCAGACTAATTACTACAGTAAAAGATTATAGTATTTCTGACGTAAAATCTATTTACACTAATACTGGAATTACTACTTTTAATGCGGATATTGAATTATCCAGAAGATCATACATAGCTACTCCTGGGACGACTTTCAAAATTACTGCAGGAACTTCTGGCATCAGTACAGTATCTTCTGGATTAAAAAATACATACACCAACCTAATAAAAGTTGGTGACATTGTTTCCTATAACAATTCAAACTTTACTGGGGATCCAATTTATAATAAAGTTTCAAGCATAAGTGCCGGGGGTACTACATTTACCATCTCTGGTATTACTACCGTATCTGGCGTTTGTGATGGTGGGCTGCCAACAACTGCCATAGAAACTACGAACATTCTAAAAATTCAGGCGATTTCAGAATCAATTAATGATTCTCTATTGACTCCCCTACCTAAAAATAATATTTCCGCAATTGCCCTAGAAAATAACGAGGTAGTTCAACGTAGACTTTTTAATAACGTAGCTTTTAGTAATTCATCATTAACCCTGACAATTGATCCGTTGGATGTTGATGTTTATTTTGAATCATTTGACGAAGATCGGTTTGTCATTGTTTATTCCGATGGCTCCATTGAGCCAATGCGTAGTGACAAATACTCCTTAGATAATACTGGAAAAATCCTAACCTTTAATGGTCTAACGAAGGCTTCTGGGGTTGCCAACGCAATTGCAACGGTAAAAAATCTAAAGCCATCTTCAAAAAATAAAATCTTTAATCCAGTTAAGACTCTTGTAATCAATAAATCATCATTAACTTCTTCTGGTATTGGAACTACTACTGTAAATGATGGATTATCCTATAGTAACATTTATGGCTTGCGTGTTCAAGACAAAGAGATTTGCCTAAATGTACCTGATGTAATTAGAGTTCTAGCTGTTTATGAATCAAGCGGAACATCCTCACCCGCATTACCTAAACTAACATTACAATCTTTCTCTGGACCAACCAATAGTAATCAAGACATAATCGTAGGAGAAAATGTCATTGGTCTGGATTCAGGTGCTGCAGCAATTGTGATCAGTAGGGTTGATGCAGATAAAGTTGAATATGTTTATTTGAATACATTCCAGTTCCTTGAGGGTGAGCAAATCAAGACTGATCAATCTGGAATAACTGCAAATATCACAAATAATAATTTTGGTGACAAAAATATCACTCAAAGTTTTACCCTAGACAATGGCCAAAAGAATGCTATCTATGACTATGCTAAACTTGTAAGAACTAACAATAATAATATTCCAACGAAATCATTAAAAATTGTATTTCAATCCTATACCATAAATCCTCTGGATACCGGAGAATTTATAACGGCAAATAGTTATTCTAATGAAAGGTATAAGCACGATGTTCCCTCTTTTGGTAATAAGAGGAACTCGGATTACATTGACATTAGACCTCGGGTTGCTGAGTATAGTGCATCACAATATTCGCCATTTGACTTTAGGGCAAGAAGATTTAGTTCTGATGGGCAGTATTCCAAATATATTTTGGCTCCTAGTGAGAACATTGTTCTTTCTTATTCTTATTATCTACCAAGAATTGATAAAGTAATCCTTAATTCTAATGGTACGTTTGAACTTGTTCTCGGTCGTTCATCAGACAATCCATCCGAACCTCAAATTAAAGATGGTACATTAGATATTGCCACCATTCATAACCCCCCGTATCTTTACAATGTAAAGAATGTCAATGTTGACATGAGGAAGCATAAGAGATATAGAATGTCTGATATCTCTTTACTAGAAGATAGAATTGAAAGAGTTGAAAAATATACAACATTAACTTTATTAGAAAGCAAGACGGAAAATTTAGTCATTAAAGATGCAGAAACTGGCCTAGATCGGTTTAAGTCTGGGTTCTTTGTGGATAATTTCTCAAGCCATACTTATCATGATCTAGCTAGCCCTTGCTTTAGTAGTGCAATTGATACTACCACAAATACCTTAAGACCAAAGCATTACACAACGTCAATAGATCTACAATTAGGTTCTGAGGCTATTTTCGGTGTTGGTCAGACATTCTCACCAAATGCTGACCATAGTTATGTAACTGATTTAGGTTCTCCTAGTATTAGAAAAACTGGGGATCTAATCACTCTAGATTATACTGAGGCTGTATACCTAGACCAACCTATTGCAACTAGAACTGAAAATGTAACACCATTTATTGTTTCTTATTGGCAGGGTTCTATTCAACTTAATCCACCTATTGATTCCTGGGTTGAGGAATCTTTTGTTACCTCAACAAGTTCCAATGAAGTAACTACAACT